TGACAACACTTTCGCTGACGGCGTAGCCATGATTGTCTTCCGTCGTCACCGTGGCGACATTGGACGATCGCACAATGTCCGTGATGTCGCTTGTGCCTACAGGAGCCGCAACAGGTTCTGTGACGTTCCAGTGCAGAAGCCGACCGTCGCTGGAAGAAACCGCCAGCACGTCCTCGCCCCAGTTGTCGAACGTCCAGGAGAACGACTCGGTGAAGAGCATGTTTTGAGGGCGCCGATCGGCCACCGGCAGCGCAGCTGTGCCGGCCGTTGACGACGCATTAGAGGCCGTCTGCGCGTAGGTGAAGCTTGTGGAAGACGGCACGCTGGCAATCGTGAAGGTGCCATTGAAGGTCGCATCTGTTACGCCCGCAATCAGCACTGACATGCCGACCGGGAAGCTGTGCGCCTCTGCCGTCGTGATGGTCACGACATTGGATGACCGCACCGCCGTCGTGATCGCCACCAGGCCGTAGTCGAGGCCATACAAAAGCTCTCCATAGTCCGCCGCGCCATAGCTGCCGTACTGGTCGAAATTAGGCGGCACATAGCCGTCCGGCGTCACGTCCGTGTATGAAGACCCGTCGAGGACATACAAATGATCTTCGCAGCCAAGGATCGAGTAGGGCAGGCCGGATTGGCTCGACCAGGCAAAGATCGTGCGGCAGGTGCTAGATAGGGGCGAGCTGCTGACACGCTGCCAGCCGCCCACCGGCAGCAGCTTCCCAGAGCGCCACCGCACCAGGTTCGCATCCCAGTACCGCCCCTTCACCTGGAGCGGCGTCGCAGGCTTCACAACACCAGCTGGAAGGTTCAGAGCGGCGAGAGGCATCAGGCGACCTCCGATGTAGCTAGGACGGAGGCGACAGCCTCCACTTCATCCACACGACGCACCCACCCGCGCCCAAAGGCATCGAAGGTAGGCAGGCTGCGCAAGAAAGCCTCACGCGCCTCCGAATAACTCGCAATGAAAGCCTCGATGCCGTAGGTCGCAACAGCGGCCTTGATGGCCGCCAGCGTCTTAGGCCCAATGGCACCATCTTGCGTTGCGCCCGCAATCTTCTGGGCCAAGAGAATTGCCCTAACAGGGCCGGAATTGATCGCCGTATCGAACATGGCGTAGTCCACCCCAGAGGGCAGCTCATCGCCGCGGATCGCGTCCCAGTAGCGCGCCTTGTAGAGAGGGCCCACGTCTGCCGGCGTCAAGGCGCGCATCTCTGCTTCGTCGACAGGGCGACCGACCCAACGCTCCCACGTCTTCTTGGTGCATCCCAGGTTAGTCATGCCGCCTGGATCACGCGGATGGTTCACGAAGCCGCCTTCGTGCTTCAGAACCTCCGCCAGCGCCTTGTCGAAATTGTCCTTCATCGACCTGCCTTCACCACCTGGTTCAGCGCGTCCGTCTTTTCCTTAGACCCCGCGCTCGAGCCAAAGTAATAGCTGATTATCGCGCCCCATGCAGTACCTAATGTTCCTAGCATGACCAGCATTGCCTCACCACCATGCGCCGGCAGGCCGTTGGCGATCATATAGCCCAGCACCCCGAAAAAACCCAGCGTGACCGCTCCGGCCAAGATCCGCGGTGTCACGTCCCCGGTCTTCGTCTCACGCACCCTGGCAGAGGCCCGATCGGCGCTTGCGATGCGCTCCAGGTCGATGTCCAGCTCGCGCATCTTCACGGCGAAGGACTGCTCGGCCTGCTTTAACGCCAGCAGCTGCTCTGGGGTGGCAGAAGCAGCCGCGCGCTGCAGCTCCTCCTCCGTCCCATCCGGCTCCCCTAGAAGCGCCTCGGAGATCGCCCTGGTCGCCATGCCGGCCAGAGGACCACCCACCGCTGAGGCGATCGTCGGAGCCACTGTGCGGACCAGGTTGAGCAGGCTTTCCATCACTTATCTGCCTTGCGCTCGAGACGCTCGAAGATGGCCTTGCACATGTCTTTGAGCTCTTGAATGTCTGACTTATAGTCATCCTTGGTCACATACTTAGTGTGGATCTCGCGCTCGATCTCCTTCATGTCACCTTGAAGGGATCGCACGCTTTCCCACAACACTTTAAGGATCCAACCACCAGCGGCGCTGCTGACCCCGACGAGGATGTTGTAGAGATCTTGCGACATCCATGCAGAAACCTTTTAGGCGGCCCAGGGCAAAGGCGGCGTAACCACAGGCGGATTGATCTGCGCGGCGATCTGCTGATCAAGGTTCGCTGTTAGTTGCGCGCATTGATCAGGCCCAAGCGCAGCCTGCACCCAGCCGATCACCTGCTCTTGCGTCAAGCTGGTGTATGGCGTGAAGGGAGAGCCGGCGGTGTAGGTAAGCCCCACGCTGCCGTACACAGTGGCGTTGTATGTGCCATTGGTGGCGTTCTGGCGCCAATGCACGGTGATCACCACATCGGTCTTGCCGTCCTCTTGGGGGACGCAGTCCATCGCCTCGATGACCCAGGTGTAGGTATTAGCCATTTTCCGTCTCCGTGCTTTGCACCTGCGCCTGCGCCTGGGTGCGGATCTTCTCTATGAGCTCAAAGACCTGCGCGTAGGGCGCATTGCCCAAGGCCTGCAGGATCACGTTGATCTCGTTGATGGTGAGCTCGATCTTCATTGCTTCGCTTCCAATGCGGCCACCTTGGCCGACAATTCTTGAATGGCCGCGACAAGGTGAACAACGACCTTGGAGTAGTCAACGCCCTGCGGCTTGATGGTCCCGTCCTCCTTGACCGCATCCTTCTCGCCGCTGACGGCAAGCGGGATGTGCTCGGCCAATTCGTGCGCGATGAAGCCTTCGCCCAGGCTGTCGTCGGAGGTCCACTTGTAGGTGACCGGCTTCAGCGCGGCGACCGTGGCAAGCGCGCCTGCGAGCGGCTGCACGTCGTGCTTTAGGCGATAGTCGGAAGAGGTGTTAAAGGCTGTTGCGGAACCGTTCGACGTGATCGAGCCGCGCTCAGTGCCGCTTTCGTAGAAGACGACGTGATACCTGGTCCCGCTGCCGGCCGTGTTGTTGGAGGCGAAGTTGCCTGTCGCGGACGCCGTTTCGGCATTGATCTTTGCGCCGTTGCCGCCGGTCGTCCCCACCAACAAATTGCCGCTGCTGTCGATGCGCATACGTTCTGTGGTGCTGGTTTGAAATGTCAGCGTGTTCGTATTACCATTACCGCCGATATACCATTGCTGAGTATTGTCGCTATTTAGCGATGCAAGCGAGTTATAAGAAGAATAAGTTGAGGTGTCAGAACCAAATAACCGCAACAAGCCAGCGCCATTCCCCCCGCCGGTAACGCTGACTGCAAGAAGAGCATCTCCACTACCGCTATTTACATGAAGCTTAGAACTTGGCGAACTCGTCCCGATCCCCACGTTGCCGCTGCTGTCGATGCGCATACGCTCAGAGCCGTTGTTGTTGAAAATCAGCGACCCCGCCCCGGCGTTAAAGAGAACGCCGGTACCGCCATTAGTGTAGAACTCAGTAAAGGAGGTCGCGTCCTGCGCACGAATCGCTGTTGTGCTCGTCCCATAAGCCGTCAGCTTTGCACCCGGCGAACTCGTCCCGATCCCCACGTTGCCGCTGGCGTCGATGCGCATGCGCTCAGACAACGCGCTACCAGTGTTACCCTGGCTAAAAATTGTTGAACCTGTGCCTCGATCATAGGAAATCTGCGAAGTTGATTCTCCGGTAAAGGCAGAGCCAATCCGCGCATAAGAAGTCGCACCAGATGCGCCAAGGCGAACACCGTCCTGGCTGTTGACTTGAAATTTATCTGAAGGCGAACTCGTCCCAATCCCCACGTTGCCGGTAGTCCCCTTATAAATCTGCCCGCTACCGATGTTGATTACCGACGTGTCGCCGGTGAAGCCATTGATTGCAGGATTGGTCAGCGTCTTGTTCGTCAGCGTCTGCGTGCCAGTGGTGGAGACGATCGTCGCACCGCCCGCAGTCGCTGCAGCCGGCAGTGTCACCGTGCCCGTCGCGGTCAGCGTCCCAGCCACCGACAGCGTCTTACCGGACCCGACATTCAACCCGACCGACGTGCCAGTACCGCCCGCAGCAAAGACCGCATCGACC